AGTTAACACCGCCGGATGAAGGTATTGGACTTATATAGCGAATTTCAATAATATCAGAAATCTGTGGTGCTTCAAAGAAAGTAATTTGATCGCCAACTACAGTGTAGTTGATACCAGGATTCTGTCCCAGACCGTTGATTGCAACCAATATGCGTTCAGCGTCTGTGGATTGATCCAGTGTAAAAGTTGTAGTTGATCCGTCAGCAGTACTAATAGTTTGGCTGGTTATACTATAATCAGTGACACCAACCGCTACCCAAGTATTTCCATTGTAAACTTCAACTGCAGGTGTATCGGTATTGTATCTTATGGTTCCTTCAACTGCTGCACTGGGTTCTTGTGCAGTATTGCCCACTGGAATAATCAATCCAGTGGTAGTATCAATCAATACTACACCTGTGCCAGTGGGTTGAATAACAATTGTGGCATTGGCAAGATTGGAACTGATAGTGGTATTAGATATTGCTAAATTACCAAGATGTGTATTTCCAGTTAGCTGATCCACATAGTATTTGGTTGCTGCATCTTGTGGTTGTACTGGATCAATCACATTGCCAATATAATTGGTACCAGCATCAATATTTCCTGTGGCAGGAATTGTTATATTTCCTGCCACAAAAGAAACATTGGCAGAAAACACATTGGCAAAAACATAATCTGCTCCGGTGATATTGCCGCCAGATCCTGAGGTTAGTAAATTACCGCCTATTACATTGCCACTAGCACTGAATGTGTTTGCCGAAATAACATTGGCCCCAAATATGTTTCCGCTAGGACCACTGGTAGAAATATTACCACCAGTTATGTTTCCAATTGCAGTTATATTACCAGCAACACTGGCATCACCACTGGTGTTGATATTTCCACTTACAACATTGCCAATGATACTTGCATCACCGCTGGTGTTTATGTTTCCGCTGTCAATATTTCCAGAAACACTTGCTGCAATACTTGTTAAATTATTGGCATATATATCGCCATTGACTGTCAAGGCCACATTGGCAGAGTTAGTGTTAATACCTACAAAACTATTGCCAACATCAATATACAAAAGAGAGCCAGAAGTAGACGTATTGGAAAATGATAAATTGTTGCCATCTCTATAAAGATTGGCTTGAAGCATTTGACCCGCAATACGACTAATTGACATAGATTATCCTGGTGATAAGGTATTTAGCGGGTTTTATATGTTGGTATGAATCACATTGATCACTGTTTGATCCGGAGGAGGAGAAGTAAATGTTATGTCGTAACCACCATTGACTGTGTAAGCATTTGGTGTACCGTTGCCGCCTGGAGTTTGATAAATTGATCCTACAAAAACAATAATTTGATTGGCGTCTGACACTTGCACACTCATTGTGTACACTGTGGTAGATCCGTCACCAGTGAAGTCGTCCACTGTGTAAACTGATCCAGAATTGCTTAGTAGATACACCCATTGTGTTCCGTCAAAGTACTCTACTGCTGGAACTGTGGTATTATAACGTATTGTGCCAAAAAATGGATTTTCTGGACGGTTGGTAGAAGTGCCCGTAGGTAAGACTACACCTGTGCTGCCAGATTGTAATTGACGATTTTTGACATAATAACCCATTACACAGAAGTATATGAAGTTATAGCAGTGATAGAATTAGCACTGGCATTTACCCGTATTGAATCACCATTGGCCAACACTATTTTTTCTGCGGCAGAGTAGATTTGATATGTGTCTCCACTGTTTATCAGCAATGAATACAACATTTGAGTTGAAGTTCCTGCTGATCCACCGCTGGGCACAACAAATAAATTGGCTGTTATGTTTCCAGCACTCCAATTACACAACGTAAGTGAAGTTATAGCAGTATTTCCACTGCTGGTGTAAGCATTACCTGTTGCAGTAGTTACACTATATGTTGCGATAGTCATAAATGTTCCTTAAAATATAATAGCAAATTTTTTAGCTTGTGTTGCACTGATTAGTTCGTCGTTGACTGAACTTGATAAAGCGTACACACCTGTGGCACCATCACCAATGGTGTTATTATATAGTGCCACTGCATTTGAAGGAGTAGTAGGAGCGGTACCGATGTTTCCTAAAACTCCTGCTCCTTGAATTTTTAACACATTATTTGCATAATCAAACGTTAGATTTGCACTGGCGCCTAAAAAATTATTTTGATTAAATTGTACTTGAGTATTAGACCCGCCAATGGCAAGAGTGCTGGTGCCAATATTGGCATAACTTGTTACGGCAGACCCGTCGGCATTTACTGCATTGCTGATTTGCCAGGTGTTGGCTGTGGTATCAAATCTTAAACCTGCAAAAGTGTTAGCACTTTTTTGTGCTATCAAACCCATGTCAGTGATATTACCACTGTTGTTAGCAGCCACTGTTAAAAAAGCAAAAGTAGTTGTAGCTGGCACAGAATAAGTAACATTACCATTGAACACAGTGTTGGCATTAATTGTGAACGTGCCTACTCCATTGTTTACAGTTATGGTGTAATCACTGTTGGTATTTTTATAGACAATAGACATTTACAGATCCTTTTGATTATTTATGCGGTCTACAAAAGTGTCTAATGGATAATGTTGTAGGTTTTGTAGCACTTCAAGTTCAGATATTTTAGCAGTGGTGGGTCCTGTAATTCTATAGAATTTGTTCAATGGATAATCTGTAACAATTTTAGCTAGTTGTTTTATCCAATTTCCAGCAAATGTTGGCGGTGCTCCTGCTCTTTTATAAAATTCTGTGTTGGCATATATGTTGTTAAATTGATTGTCAACATCAGGTCCCATATCAAATCCCAAAAGATATATGACTCTAGCACCGTCTTGGCAGGCTATTGCCGCAGCAATCGGGCCTGAACTGTATCCATAGTACTGTTGTGGCACAGGATGGCCGCCTTGACCAGCTATGGGTTTGCGTGTATAAAATTTGTTGGTCAGCGCATAGCCTGTTTTTTGTATTTGTTCAGCAATGGGCTTGTCTGTGGCAATCAGGGCATCTGGAGCAAATTCTCTATACAAAGCATTACAACCATAGATCTGACCATGAGTTTTTAACAGTGGTAAACTGATATTGCGGCGACTAACGCCATTGCCTAATACAAATGCTACAGTCATAAAAAATCCCCACAGTATATAGTGGGGATTGTAAAGCTTAGTTTAAAATTAAGAAGTATAGTTCTCAACAACTGCTGTTGTAAGAGTTCCATTGCTGTTTTGATTAGTACCTGCCCATGTAGCTGTATCAGCACCTGATTTGGTAAACTGTTCACCATCTTCAAAGAAGTTGGCTGCATAATCAATGTTATTTTGTACTTGCGCAGGATTCCATACATTACCAGTGTTGGCATTGCCGCCGGTTTCGCCACCGGTGAAATCTTGTGCATATTTGTTAGATAATTTACTAATGTATGTTGAAGCAGAATCGCCGATACTCATTGTAATAGCCATGGTTCCTGCAGTGGGTGTTGTACTATACAATACACAGATACCTACTAGAGTAGCAGTTCCATTGCCAGCGCCTACTCCTGTTGCAGTAAAAATTGATCCTACTCCATAATTGGTATCTGCACCAATTGAAATCCAATTTGTGGTTCCTACTGATGTAATTTGATAAGCAGCTCCAACTACAAAACTGCCTGCAGTGATTGAAGTCAAGTCTGTTACAAGAAATTTACGTGAGCCTTTTTGTCTAAGAATAGCACCGTTGTGTACACCGGCTCCAGATCCGCTTGGCAATTTGATATTAACTTGTGTTTCAACCACTGGATAACTGCCACTTACAGCTCCGCCGCGTAATCCACCTACTACTCCCATCCACTGTGACGTGGTTGTTGGGCTTGGTAGCACTACAGTAGGCAAGTCAATTGATGTAGGTGAAGTAAAAGGTGGATAACCTTGATCAATAGCTACTGCTACGCCATTTTTGGTTGTGTCACCAGAACCTGGTGAGTATTTTTGTATTTTAAGAGGACGTCCCATTTTGTTTTCTCCTTAAAGAAGCCCGATGCGGGTTCTAGCCGCTACGCTGTGGGTTTTGAGTCCCAGCATAAAACGCATGATTGCGTTGACTTGTATTTATGGCGATGTAAATATTTTCATGGTCAGCTATAAAATTAAATATG